GCCTGAAGTTATAGAAGCAACTTCTCCAATTACTGTTCCATCAGAATGAGTTATTATATCTCCAACTGATACTTCATTAATAAAATCAGCACTGCCACCACCTAAAAGTAAAGTTGTTGAAGTACTAGCGGTAAGATCTCCAGATCCAAAAAAGCTGAATGTATCATCAACAATATTTAATCTCATAACTGAATTAGCTCCGAATGGAGCAGCTAAAGTAATTGTAATTCTATCTCCATCAGTATTTCCTGGACGTCCTGGTTCAGCAGCTTCAATAGTAATATCTTCTATCTGATGAGTACCATTTACTCTATCTGATATATTACTAATATAAAGGTGTTTGCCAATAGAGGCATTTCCAAGTAAATTATCTGCAGTATCAAAACTTGTTTCAATAATACCTTTTCCACCAAGATCATAAAATTTAATGTGATTGTTATTTTGAATTTGGAAAGCAGCAGCAGATAACGGTATCGCGGCACCACCTCTTAAGGTAACTTGAGTAGCACTAAGTATATCCCAAATCTCACCAACAAATGTTCCAGAACTATCTAGTAAATAATCTCCACCATCGGCCATCCAAGTAATATCATCGCCTGATGCAGAAATTGTTACTGTACTATTTCCAGAAGTCACAGTTGCAGTTCCTTCACCAGCACCAATAGTATCAGTAACTGTAATACTTTCTAAAGCAGGAGTATAAAGATCTGTAGCATCTAGTTCTACAACATTTACATCATTTTGTTGCGCGTTATTAACTAGATTAGATACAATATATGCCGCTCCCTTTTGAAGATCAAGTACTGGAGAAACATTAGGATTATCACTAGTTAGTGTAGCTTGAACTCTTAATGAACTTCTTTTAATTAATGGAGAAGATGATATAACTGTTTGATTTTCATAAGATAAAATAGTTTCTCTAGAATCAAACATATAGTTTGAGTCGCCAACAATAGGACGGAATGTATTAACTCCAAATGATTCATGATTAACTGAGTAATCTATATTTGTTCCCTTTACAGCAACTGAACCAGATTTTAAATACATCATGTCCATATTCAATTGTCTAGACATAATAATATCTGACCCACCATAATCACCACGTATTAAATCAGAAAGAGACCCTGAAATTAATGATTGCCCTGAACTATCTGCAGTTGGAATTTCAATGACAAAAGAATCTTTATCTAAGCCTAATGCAGCAACGGTATGTTGTGAGTTTAATACTGAAGAAGGAATACCATTTACACCATCAGCTCCATATATACCTTCAGCAACATTTGAAATTATAACAATATCATTTGCTCTAAATCCATGATTACGGGCATTTACACGAACTTTATTTGTTCCCGTTGCTATTGTAAAAGGATTATTTTGAAGTGTCATAGCTTCAGGCAATGAAGTTTTTAAATCAACTGTGACAGGATTTATAGTATATGTTGCTTTTTTCAAATTAAACTTCATATCATATAAAGGATTAATTTCAAATTCTAAACTATTTTGTGATAAGTATAGTGATCCTGTTAAAGGTTGAGAGGTAATAATATTACCAGTTACAACGTCTGTTTTTCCAATTTCAGAAATAAAGAACTTACATCCTGGTTCATCGGTTTTTACAATTAGAGCGTATGTTTCACCTTCCATTAAATACAAAGGAGCTTCAAAAGTAAAAGTAGTTGCAACAGAACCATTAATAGATGTTGAAATCTGCTGTGGTGTTTTTGTTACAGAAGAGAACGGAATAATTTTAGTTGATGGAACACCTTGATTAGTAGTTCTTAATTCAACTGTTACTGGACGATTGCCCGCTTCAGAGAAATATAAATCAACTGAAGTTACCATTGCTCCGCCATCAGCATTTACCGTAAATGTTTGAGCAACGGGATCATGTCCAGTCCAATAACTATAAAGTACACGTTGAGAAGTAGAAGTACGCCGCACTGGAAGCGATTCATATAATCTATCTTCGACAAAGCGAACATCACGAGAATTTACAACTGTTGCTTCTTTTGATAATTGAATACCAGTAGAATAATAAACAGCGGATCCTTTTGAATCAAAATCTGTATCATCGTTTGTTCTATTATCTGTTAGTTTAAATTTGCGCTCACCTGTTCTAAAGGCTAGTTGATCGCTATTTGGAATATTAAATACACCAACGACAGAACCCCAATTATCAGTTCTAAGATCATCTGCGGAGGTTTTCATTGTTGCTGGTAATGTAGTGTCAGTTTGACCATTAATTGATACAATATCTACTGAATTAACTTGCCCTCCAGCAGTTGTAATATTACCAGTAATAGTTTCTCCAACACCAAATCCGTTCTTAATATTAACTAAATGAATTTCTCTAGGTGTAGTATTTGGAGCAGTTTCATCATCTAAGACTCCTTGAAATGCTACAACACCAGAAGCAGTAAGTCTTAAGAGTTTACCAGCATCAGCCGTATAAGCAGCTAAATCATATGCTGAAAAAGCTGAAATATCACTATTGTCAATATTTGATAAAATAACACTATTGCCATTTACAGCTAAAACTTTAAATTTCTTTAGATTTAACTCAGAAGAAGTATTTTTAGAATAATCAGTAATCGTAGATTCTGGAATACTAATATTATCTCCAGATAGAGTAGCAGTTATTGAAGCATTAGCTGCTAAATTATAAAGCATTACATGGTGACCAGGCAGTATACCTGAAGGATCTGCAACATCAAGTGTAAATGAACTTCCAGTAGATGTTAAATGAGTAATTGAACTAATATTTACTGCATTATGGCTAGAATTAGTTACAACGTCACCTACAGAATAAGCTGGTTCTACTTTACCATTTTGCATTCTCTCATATTGATCAGAAATTACTCCCTGTTGTATGCTTACTGGATCAAAATCCATATATGATGATCCTGCTGAGTTTTGTACTTTAAATATTTGAGCTGGAATAACATAATCATTAACTGACTTATTATCAAAGAAAGGGAAGAATTTAGTATCAGCTTTTAAATTCACAGCAGTAAATACTACAGGGCGAGCTCTCATATAAGGAATATATGAAAGATCTACAACTCTATCTCCATAATCTTGAGTATTAACTGCGCTAGAAACATTAGTCTGAACACCTGTTCTAGAACTAACTCCATCAAGAGTAGTAATTGTTTCTTCATAACCTGTAACTGTTTGACGGCGACGGTTTGGATCACCTGTCTGCCAAGTTCTTGTTGTAGAGGAAGAGCCAGTCCAATTAGTGGTCCATTCATTCCATTGAGTACCGGTAATACCTAATTCATCAGCAATAAATTTAATTGCGTCATAGCCATTATCATCAGTTACAGTTAAATCGGGTCTTCTATCTACTTCTTTCCAATTATCTCCTTCTGGATTCAAAGTAATTTCGCCTTTAAATGCACCAATCTTATACGGATTTACATCAATATCTCTTGATCCATATGGATTAAATATCAGCGATTCTTCTGTATAAGGTAAAGTAATTACATCTCCAGTTTTTTGATAACCAGCAGATGCTCTTTCAGCTTGAGAAGATACATCTTCAATAATATCTAAAGAAGACGTAAAGTGCATAGGCCTTAATATTTTATTTAATGGATCTACAGCTGCTCGATAATCATCTCTTTTAACATCACCAAGAGAATGACCTGTAAATTGATCTGTAATGAATCCATTTTTAAATCTATCGATACCAGTAACTGGATCAGTAATTTGTAAATCAGCTGTTAATTTTTCTAATTGGTCAAGAGCAACGTATTCTTCCATAGAAGCCATACGACGTTCCATTTGACCTAAATCTTTAAAAGTATATCTACGGTTATCGCGCTGACGATATTTTACATCTCCAACTTGTTTAGTATATGGAGGAACAAATACTGTGGCGATAATCATACCATCGTCTGAATCAGCTGGCTCTTGAGGATCTACGGATGGAACGCCTTGAATAACTTTCCATTCGCCTTTAGAAGTTAGTAAAAGCTTATCGATACGAGCCATATAGTACGAAAGATCTGTTGTTAAATCTGTACCAATTGCTGGTAATTCTGGCGACGTAGTATTATCTCCAGAAATAATAGGACGGAAGTCGATTACATCTGCAAGATTAATTACTTCTCCATTATCAAAATTTGTAGTTCCAATTTGCTCATAATCAATACCAATTCCTGGATTATCAGGTCGTGTATAAGAATCAACTGTAAAATAATTACCAGCACTAGAATGTGTAAAATAATCATAAGTAACTCTAATTGCGCCTGACGGAACCTTTTTACCTGCTTTTAATACTAGTTCAGCAGCTTGATAGTGTGTAGGCTTTTGGCCATTATCTAATGTGTAATTATCTAAAATTGATACAGAGTTATTTGCGTCAAAAGCAGTATAGTCTCCAGAGGTAACTTCAATATCAGTAATTCTTAAAGCATCAGCTTTTGATAATACAATTCTTGAAGCTGTTACTGACTTTTTGCCAGTAATAGTTTCCTGAAATCCAACTTGAAGAGTTTTAGTTTTTTCTGCTCCAACTGTTCCACTTTGCCTAATTGTTGTTATTAAAGAATATGAAGCATTATTAGACAAATTAGAAATAGTTACAGTTTTTCTATTAGAATCATTATCAAAAGATATATTACCAGAATCTATATTTACAATATCACCATTTGAATCAAATAAAGTATAGTTTTCTAAATCTTGATCTGAAAGAAATGTCTCTCCTTGCTGAGCTAAAGTATGTGACCAATTGCCAGATCCGTCAGAAGTTTCACTAATAATTCTTCTAACTGAAAGAATTCCTTCTCTGGTTCCATCTAAATTATAAAGAGATTTGATATATTGATAACCAACTGGGTAAATTAAGTTAGGATATTCTGAATCTTTAAGAACTGTCCTTGCTTTTTGAACTCTACCTTGAAGTACTGTTGTGGTATCAGTTGTTTGGTAAACATCCATATCAGTATTAGAGTTTACAGCTGATACTTGACCCGCAATTTGGCCATCGATTAATACGACGTCACCATTAGCAAATTCACTAGAAAATAAAGTACCAGTGCCAGTAATTGTAAATGTACCATTTCCAGTTAAGTTAACATCGTTTGTAGCTGTTCCTGTCACAAATCCTTCGTTTAATTCAGGCACAACATTAGCGCCCCAGCATTGATTACCAAGAGTTGCATTAGGATCTCTAATTCCGTGCACATCATTTGTAAATGAATAACCTGTCTTCATTTGAATATCAAATAAACCGAGTTTAAATACAGGATTTCCAGAATAAGAACCAGAATGAAGTTCAAATGATTTTACACGAGCTGTACCAACTTCTTCATCTGCATGATAAAAAGTAGATGGAGCAAAGTGAGATGCTTGATCAGTAGCAGTATATTTTCTCATAAGAGTAATTCTTTCGAATTGCTCAAAATTAGGATAACCATCTTTAAGATTATCAACTAAAATATAATTACCAAGAGGTGTTCCAATTGGCTGATCTTCTAACTGCGTAGTATGACTATCTCCACGAGCTTTATCAAAATCTACAAACGTAGTAGAAATTGCTTCAACTTCATATCCATAAACATAAGCTCTACCTGGATCAATAGCCATTACAAATTTAGAAGCATCTCCATTTGGAGATTGATATATTCCATTATTGGTACCATTATCTAAATGTTCTCTTTTTGAAAGCTTAAATTTATTAACTTCAAAATGTCCGCTTTGGTCGTAAGTTCTACGGGCCATAGCTTTTTCTAATTCAGCATAAGAAGTTCTAGCAATTTTTGTTTGTACTACACCATCTTTAATTCTTACGAGTTCAACAAATTTAATACCATCTGCACCTGAAGATTGTTCTGGTAATTCAGTTAACTCTAAAGCAATATTAAATCTATGTGCACCTGGTGCCGTATAATTGTACGTACCTTGTGCAGGATCCAATAATGTTTGATCTAAATCAGAAGTAATAATATTTTCAACAACTTTAAATCCTACTCTTGCAGTAGGGTTATTTGAAAATCTTCCAATATATAAATGTAATTCTGGATTACGAACAAAAATACCATCAATATAGTAAATACCTTCTTTTACTTCAACAGCATATCCTTTACCAACAACATCAGTATCTGGATTATTGGTATAAGTTGTATTTCCTACAGGAGCTTGAATTGTTACATATAAATCTTCGCCTTGATCTAATGTAAGGCGATAATTGTTTTGAACAGTATTATCAGCCGCGTACGCAACTAAATCTTCACCAGGAGTAAATCTTCTAACTTCTCCATCTGCACCAGTTCCTTCATATTTAAAATATAGAGTAGGAACAGTGCTATCAATTACACATGCACATTCTGAAGAATCTACTACTACAGCTTTAACACCCGAGCTTACACCTGTAATAATTTTGTCTTTAAAGAAAGTAAGATAAGAAGTAACTTCTACAGTATTGTATATTGAATCTAATTTAGCAAAATGAACAGTATTGTCAATATTAACAGAACCTGGAATAATTTGGGTACCATTTTTAAAAAGATGATCTCCAACTCTTGAAACTTGCTTTTGCAAGATCGTTTGGATTTGAGTAAGCTCTCTAGCTTGAACCGCTACGCCAGGACGAAATAAAATTCTATAAAAATCTTTTGTTTCGTCAAAATCGTCGTAGTAAGGATCTGTATTAAAATTAATTGCCATTTTGTATTCACTCTAATTAGGGTTGTTCATTTAAATTATTTATAATTTAAAATCGAATAAAAGTTTTAAATGTCACAAACTGCTGATCTGATGGAGTAAAAGCCAGTTTATTATCGATATAAAGCATATTTCCTGAAAACTTATTAATGGTAGGATTTCCCACTGAAGAAACTTGAAAGCTAGCATCCATAGCTGAATTTTCAATAGTATCTCCAACCGCTGGTATATGGCCAAATAAAGATTGAACTAACATTCTATTATCTTCTAGAGCTACAATCTTAAATATTTTAGAATTTCCTTCAGTAGATATATCTTCATCGTTGCTAAAATCACTAGCATTAAAGGTACCTTCTAAGCTAAAACATGCTGATCCTATAGTAGTATATGATTTATTATATAATGTCCCAGCTTTAGCCAAGTTTTTTATAATACCAATTTGTCTATAATCATTATTAATATTAAAATCTTGTACCGCTTCATTTTCAAAAGAAGTAAAAAAACAAATTGTATCTGCGCATAGTTCTTCTGGCGCATTAGATCCATGGCCACCTTTTGGAGAAATAATAGCTCTTAATTGCGCATCTGTTCCATCTCCAGTTATAGTAACGTTTGCATAACTATATCCAGATCCATAATCTAACATAAGAATTGAGGATATTTGGCCATTTGCATTAATTATTGCTTGAGCTCTTGCGCCAGCACCATCACCCGTAATGCTAATAGTAGCGTTAGTGTAACTTATTCCTGAATTTTCAATAACAATATAGCTTAAAGATCCATCAACAGCTAATAACTCTGTATTTGCTTGTTGAGTATCTAAATCGCCTTCGCTTAAAATAAAATCAATTAATGCACCCGAGCCGCTGTCTAATGCTCCGGTTACAACTTGCCCACTAGCATTAGTATAACCATAGCCACCATCGTTAATTGTTAAACCAACAACTTCTCCGCCTTCAATTATAAGATCAATATCTGCTTGGCCATTAAGACCAGCTGATGTTTTTGTAAATAGCCTATTACCCATTTCTGAAGTAACTTCATTATAATAATTTAATGTCGCGACACCTTCTGGTATTGTAATTTCTGTATAAGCTCCAAGTTGGCCAGGAATACCAGCTTTAATCACGTTTGTAGTATACTCTACTCCTGGAACAGATGGATTATGATTACCATCTCCAGAAAGTGAAAATTTTATTTCATAATTTTCATTACTTGGATCTGATTGTTCAAATCTATATGTATTGCCTTCAATCAAATCAAGAGAAGGAGCTACTACATTATTAATATAGAATTTTTTACCAAAGCCTAAGATACTTGTACCATCATCAACTTTAACATTATATGTTATAATATCAGATAATTGCTGCGAGGCTGGGCCTGCACCATCTCCTTGAATAACTAAATACGTTTCATCTGGATCATAATCTTGACCACCATCTATTATATTATATCCGGAAATAGTTCCTTTAGAATAATATTGTGATTTTACTGATTTTGTAATTGGCATAAATTCAGAAGTCATAAATTTATTTCGGAGACCTAAAGGAATAAAAGACATGAACTTCCAAACATAGCCATCAGGAGTTTCTATATTATAAGAACTAGTACCGCTAGGTTGTATAGTAGATGGTTGACCATTATTATTGAAAATACATTTATATACATTAAATTCAGAATTAATGACATAAAAGTTTGCATTACCTAAACTTGTTGCCCCTGAACTTGAAGGATTATCACTACTAATAATATCATCGAACATATCATATACAGTATTATTTTCCCACATTATTCTTGGAATAACAAGAGATAAATCATTTAGTTGCACCTGTTTTGTTTGAATAATATTATTTCTAACATCTTTCTCATAGTTCTGATACGCCTTTGGTAATGGTGCATCAGTTTCATCGGGCCATTCTACAGTTTTACCTATAAAATAACTATAAATTGCTCCTCGTGTTTGCGCTTCATCATACACGGTTTGAGCTATATTTGAATGAAATAGCGATGTGACAACAGCTGTCATTATTTTTCTCTTTTAAATTATGAAATTGTAATAGCCCAAGTAATAACCATTGAGTCCGCAGCAGCTTTATTCACAACAGCAAAAGTTGTTCTACAAAGCATTGTTCCGCCAGGAGTGTTATTAAAAATCCCAGCTTCTTCTAAGGCACCAGTACCGGTTCCTGCTGGAAAAGTTCCTTGATATGTAATAATATTATTTGTTACAGTTGTTGAGTCTAAAGCTACTCGACCAACTTCTGTTCCTAATGTAGTATCACCGGCCGCTGGTGTTGTTGAATCTTCTCCAACAGCCATATGCGACATTACAGTTGCAGTTGCATCTTTCATTCTAGATGCAATAAAGTCACGGCCAACTTGAACAACTAAGTTAGGAATGTGAGCTTTTTCTTTTAGGTTTCCATCAGGACCAAATACCTCAACTGATACCTGACCTGTTGCTTTAAGCAATTCGTTCATATTCATTTTGAATAGTCTCCTTAGGGGTTAATTAAATGTGTATATTTTTTCAACATATGGTTCACTGAAGTAATGAAGCGAATAATCATTTAAATCAAGTGTTCCTGTTTCACTAGTATTTATACTATTTTCTAGCAACTTATTTGTGCTAATATTTTGTATGGAATCAGACGTATTTACAAATTCTTCTAAGTTTTTATTTACATGGCCAGTTTGAGAATCACTTGCAGAAATAATATTTACAATACCTTCACCACCATCATATCTAATACCATAATCTAAATCTGTTACAGTTACTGAATCTCCCTCAACAACTTTATAATAAGTCTTTTCAACACCAACTTCTTCTAATCCTTCAGAATATTCTTGACCAAAATAATTTGTAGCATAAACATTTGGCAATTCTGCAATATCTGAGTCTAAAGCTCCAATTGAATCAGAAAGTGATTTTTCTACAAAGAACGTTAAAGAGTGATTAGTTAAAACAATATCAAACTCTTGTTTTAAAATGGCTATATTTGTAATATTTGAGTTTGTAATTATATTATCAAACTGAGGTTTATTTGTAAATATTTTAGATATAGCTTCATCAAGAGTTACACTGCTGAAAAGTGGTTTAGTTAATTCCCAGTGAGTAAATGTACTTGTAGTTATTTCGTCTTCAACTGGCTTAATAACTAGTTTAGCAACAGCTTCGGTGGTATCAACAACATCGATAAATCTATCTGTAAACAATTTGACTAATAGATCAATTCGTGTAGAAACATCAAATCTATTTACGATTTGATATTGTCCAAATAGCGCAAAGCCAGAAGGATGAACAGTTTTTCTTATTGAATCTTCATAATCACTAAATCTTTCATCGCTTTTAATTACGTAAGAGTACGCTTGATAATAATCATTATCCTGTAATACAATAGAATCAGATAAAAATCCGTTATTTGTTGAATAAGACCCACCATATCTAGCAACAGGCGCTTGTGTAAATTTAACAACTGCTTTATTAGGAAATGATTCGTAATTAAGAATATCATTATCACCAATTACACCATAGTTTAAATCATTAGTTGTAGAAGATTCAGTTCCATAAATATTATTTTCACCATACACTGCTGAGTTGTCAGTATAATCACTTAAAAAATAATCTACAGAAAATGGATTAACTTCAATTTTTAAATACTCTTTTGTATTTACATTGTCAAAAACTCTACCAAGTAAATCTTCTGTAAATCCATAGTCAGACGGATTTGAAGAAAAATCTAAATCATAATTAATAGGTGAAAGGTATGATATAAATTCTCCAGAATAATCTAACCCAAACTTAATAAATTCAAATGATAAAACACCGCCTTCGCCATTTACTCTAGTTACTTTTATTAAAGACTTTGTAGAATCATTTATACCGTCACTAAGTTCTAAAACTTGTCCAACTCTAAAATTTTTACCAGCTTGTAAAATTTCGAAATTTGCAAGAGAATTTATTAAGCTACCATTGAAACTACTATTCCCAACAGTAGCATTTTCTTTGATTATTCCATTATAGCCTTTAGCAATTGTAAGTTCATAAATATTATCTTTAATAAAACGAACGCGTTCTATTTCTATTTCGACTTTAGTACCATCTGGATTAGTTAACAGTACATATTCATTTACTGAATTAAATACATTATTATTACCATAAACTAGATCAATAAATATGATAGTTTGCTGTATCCATTTACCATCAGAAGCAACTAAAATACTTTCTTTTGGAAGTTCAATTTCAATCTCTTTATTAAATAATAATCTAAACAAAAGTCTAAAAGCATCGGTCGATCCTTTAGATTTATAAAATTGATCAATATGCTTATATAAATTAACTTTATTAGCTGCTAATTTAGCAGCCATACCAAATCCGATTTCTTTGTAAATATATTGTATAAATTGATCAACTACATGATCTAAATCAGTATTAGATACTAGTTCATCAATAATTTTATCTGGTTGGTTGTCTTGATTTAAAAACTTATAGTATTCTTTTAAGAACTCGATAAAAGGTTGAGCATCTTTAATAAGTTGCTCAGGAACTAAAGCTTCAATGTTATTTCTATCAGAGTATAGCATTTAAATTACTCGTGTCTTGGTACCGTAGTATATGAAGAAGCTCCACCAGCACCTTGAGTCGAAATTAAATCAACTTCTCCAGTTACTACTACTGGATCATCAGGGTCATTTAATTCAATTGAAACTAGTTGGTTAAATTTTGGTGCAATATCATTTGAATCTGGAGAAGCATAAACTTTAACTATACTTGTAGATTCTATATTAAGAGAATTAAACTGAATTGTACCTTCTGATGGATTAATAACTCCTGCATCAGCAATAATAACATTATTAGTACTGTCAGAAATAATTTGAATTTGCCTATTTGTTGTTCCATCAATTGGAATATCTGTTGCTTTTACTACTGTGCCATTTATTGTAAAAGTATTTGTACTAATTACAGGTTCAGTAGAATCAGAAATGTACATAGGAGAAGAAAATTGCAAATTATAATTTGAAACTACTCCAACATTTGGTATAATATGCTTATGCATTTTAACTCTGATTACTGAACTTAATATAGATTGATCTACATCGTCAATAGCTCTTAGCATATTAGATTGTCTAAAAACACCATCATATTTTTCTAGAGCAGTATTATTATAGTTTACGATTGTATCATAAACAGAAGATTCTAATTGAACTTGAGTTCTACTACTATCATTAGGATTATATTTAAAAAAGGCTTTAATGTTTAAATACGTATAATCCGGATCTAAAACTTCTGCAGTAACTGAGCCAACATTTTTTTGAGTTAAAAAACTTTCTATTTGTTGTTTAGCATTAGCAGTTAAAAAATCACCATCTAATGGCTTAATAGAAATAAAAACTTTACCATATACTGGAGGAACAGATTGATCTCCACCCCAAACCGAAATATCTTCAATATTAGCATAATTTGCTAATAATATTGATCTATAGTCTTCTGAAGTAACTGCTCTATCTTGTGCAGCAAATAGTTTTGGCGCATTAAATTTAATTGAATCGATAGTTTCTTTATCAGAGCCAGATGAAGTTCTTGTAAAGCCATCTGCTAATTCTATATTAATAGAAGTTAATCCACCAATAGCAGAATTTATTGAAAAAGCATTTGCACCATTTCCTTCTGTGCCATTAGTCGAAATATAAGTTAATTCAACAATCTGGCCAGTCGTTGGTTTTTTTCCAATTACACCATCTCCAAAATAAAATTCAAATTGACCATCTGAATTTTCTTGTAAAAAATAAACTGTAGAATCGTTTTTAACTTCTAATATATTATTATAATGTGTATATGTGGTATACTCACTTGAAGTAAGAGATTCTCTAACTCTTACAACCATAGTTGAAGTATCAACGTTTTCATCTGCAATTCTAAATTTTTGGAAATCTTCTTTATTATCAACTCTATATGATAAGTTAATAATCTTACCTTCATATGCTGAAACTTCACTAAAAACATATTGATTTGTAAAAGAAGCTTTAGTTGCATTAAAGGAATTATTAGTCACAAATGTATAAGCATTAGATCCAATATTTCCAGTAAAAGTTGTTCCTTTTGGAATAGTAAGTACAACTGGAGTTTCACTGGATCCAGTTACTGTAACTTTTAATTTTGTTTCAGAAGCTTTTCTAGATTTAGGAATATAGCCTAATGATTTTGCTCTTGAGGTTACATTAGATCTAACTTGAGCAGAATCAAGAAAAACTTCATTCATAGTCATATGAGCTAAAAGTGCATTATATTGAGTATTATAAGCTAAAACGTCTAATAGTACATTTAAACCAGCACCATCAAAATCATAGTCATTAAATTTATCTTGAGAACTTAAAAAAACTTTCAAATTAGTCTTAATTTGATCGAAATCAAGTTCAGTTACGTTTTTAATTTGTGCCATTTATCGAGTTCTCTCTAAAAATAATTCAACATCAATTGGTTGTTGATTAGATATTAAAACGCAATTTACAGAAATAAATAGCGCATTTGCATCAATATTGTCTTGAACAGTAACATTAGTAGTAACAACTCTTGGTTCAAATTTAGATATAGAATCTCTTATTTCATCTTCCAAATAAGATAAAGTAATTGGATCTGGTTGTTCAAAAAGAAACTGTTTAATATTACAACCAAAACTTGGTTGAAAAGGCTTTTCACCTTTATCGGTTAATAAAATACTACGAATAGAATTTTTAATCGCAGCTATATCTTTTAGTGGAACCACATCACCAAAATTAGGATGTGGCTTAAATCGTAAATCTAAATCAGTGTATGGCTTTACCCGAGCTATAACTTTAGCAGTTACCCCGACTCTGTTCGAATTTGCGTCTGATAGAATTTCTGTACTCATAGTATTATTTATACCTTATCCACCGATGTTTACGTGGCCAACTCCATTTGCTCCAACACTTCCACAAGATATTGCATCTCCATTTCTATGAGCAGGTTTACCATTTATATTTACTGTTGAGGAACCAGCCGATGCAGTAGCTCCATGAGGAGGCGAACCTGGACACGCATGCGGAAGATAAGCATCTCCTTGTCTTACAGCTGGCTTTCCTCCAGCATTTACATCTCCGCTAAACGAAGATGGAGCTCTTGGTGGAGCACCACAAGGATCTCCGGTTGAAGCTGAACCTTGTACAACTATAGCAGGCATTTTAATCTCCTTTAACCAGTCATAATATTAATTAACCATTGAGGAGCATTTGCGGCTCTACCTCCAGCACCCCAATATTTTGCTGAATTAGCTGGAACAGTGTTACCAGCAGATATGTCTAAGTGAATACCAACAGCTCCCATATAACCAACCCCAGCACCAATTGCAGTAGCTCCAGCATTTTTAGCTTGTTGACACCAATCTCTTAACTCTTGGGATTGTACATTTAGTCTTTTGCCTTCAGATGTATATAACCAAACATCAGCAGCATATCCATTTAAATGGCGATCTGAGCCAGTTCTTCTTTGTGGAGTCATACCTCCTGAGAAAATTTCAACTGAAAGACCAGTATTTTTAGCAGCTTGAATAATAATATTTTCAAGTGATGATTGAATTTCCTTATTTCGTGTTGCACTAGCATTTACATATTTTACTGTCAATCCTGTATCATCTTGGTAAATTACTTTTCCATCTTGCGCAATTTCAACATCTGCAGAAGTTGTACTATTTAATTGAGTACCAGAGTATCCTGACAAACCATATTTACCATTTGTTTGCAGATTTAATACTTGTTGTGAATATGAAGCAGTTCCATCTGGAGTAATTGCTGTGTATTTTGGAGTTGGAAAGCTAATATCAGTATCAGCCTCATCAATTTGCACTTCAAATGGAGCAGATTCAAGATCGTCAAATGAAACATTAGGAAGAGCATTTGGAATAGTTGGCGCTGGTACTAATGGATCATCTGGAGTTTCAGGAGCTTCATCTGGAGAGAAGGCACCGATTGGAGACATTGTACCACCAGGATTCAACTCTAGTTGGGACGATTTAATATTTGTAGTTCCAGAAGAGCCAAGATTTGTTGTGCCACCTGCAATATTCATTGTGCCTTCTGCATCTAAATTCATAGTTGGCGAAGCTAAACTCATTTCTGAATCAGCATCTATTTGCATAGCAGAAGTTACAATAGTTAATTCACTTCCAGCGCTAATATCAAAAGAACCTCCAGCATTAACACCTCCAGATGTAACTGCAGCAATTGAAAGAACATCTGTACCAAGTGTCATTGTTTCTTGACCCATTGCAGTAAATGCTACTGTATGAAGATCAAGTGAAGTTGTAGCATCTTGACGAATAGTATCTGTTGTTAATTGATATGTTGGAACTTGAGTTACCATTGTTGATGACATATCTGTAACCATATTAGTACCAACAATAGACAAATCTTCTTGAAGATCAATTGTCATACTTGGAGCTGTAATTGAGAATGGACCATCAGATCTAAAATCAATTTTACCAGCAGAATCTACTGTTAAGTTACCTGTTGTCTTTACATTAATATTACCAGTTGTTTGAAGAATTGTTGAACCTTGAACATAAC